AAGTCGTTTGAAATTGGAATACGAGTATCTAACCAGAATTGTTCTGTTAGTTTTTCCCATGTGGCTTTGTCAAAGACGTCTTCAATTTTGTTCCAGTTTATGGCTTTATAAGTCATTTTATACCTGCTTAAATGTTAATTTTACGTCAATATGGTCTCCATAACCATATCGTTCAATGTCACGTTGGATACGATATTCAATGTAATGTTCTGCTACATGAAATAGACCATAGTCCAAAAGACGATTTTCAATCAATGATTGAATAACACTGATTGGTACATGTGGTGAATCTAAATCACGTAAATCATAACTCACCTTAGTCACAATTTCAGAAATCTTCTTTGAAGCCTCATCTGTCATCGGATATACTTCCTTGTAAGCTTTTGAAATTGCTTGGAAAATCTTATCAGGGTTGTATGAAACAATATCCCCATTGCGTTTAACAACATTAAATGTCATAATTTCATCCTTTTCCTTAAAAACCTTGGCGGAAATGAATCCGCCAAACTTTAAATACTACAGCTTTCACATTCATTTGCGCCAATAGAGTCGCCATCGTCCGTAAAGGTACGAACATAATAAATGGTCTTAATCCCTTTATTATAGGCATAGTTACGCAAAATAGATAAGTCACGAGTGGTTTGTTTGGTCTCACCCGGACGTTTCCATTCGTACATACCTTCAGGAATTTCACTACGGACAAACAAGGTCAATGATAAACCTTGGTCAACGTGTTCTGTTGCTGCAGCATAAACGTCGATTACCTTACGCATGTCCATATCATAAGCTGATGTATAATATGGAATCGTGTCTGTCGACAAACCATGAGCTGGGTAGTAAATTTTACCAATTTTCTTTTCTTGACGCTCTTCAATACGATTGATAATCGGGTGAATAGATGCGGATACACCATTAACGTAAGAAATAGAACCTGTTGGCGCTACGGCCATACGGTACTTAGAATATAGACCATATCGTTGAATATCATCTTTCAATTGCGCCCAATCGTCTTGTGTTGGAATTGCAATATTTTTGAAAAGTTCTTTAACTTTGTCCAATTTTGGTTGGTAATCAGTTGTCAAATATTTTTCAAAATAAGTGCCATCAGCATACTTAGAAAACTCAAAATCTTCAAAAGCTTGTTGACGTTCACGAGCAATTTGATTTGATGCTTTCAATGTGTAATAGTTCATCAAAAGGAAAATCAAATTGGTAATTTCCAAACTTTCAGGACTACCATATTCAACATGGTTTACTGCGAAGTAACTGTGAAGTCCCATAAGTCCTAAAGCTGTTGTATGGTTCAAATCATTACCATGTTTGACGGTTGGTACCACATCAACATTTGAGCTGTCAGAAACATATACAAGAGCTCTGTATGCCGTCTCAATGGTTTGTTCCATGTTTGGTGTGTCCATAAGTGACACCATGTTCAATGAACCAAGGTTACATGAGATGTCTTGTCCCATAACTTCAAAATCTTGATTATTATTGATTTTACTTGGCACTTGTGATTGAAGAATTTCAGAACACAAGTTACTCATGATGACACGACCATTGCCCGGATTTGCACGATTGACAATATCCACATTCATAACATATGGGTATCCTGACTCTTGTTGCAGTTTAGAAATTTCTTCTTCTAATACACGAGCCTGAACATAAGTCTTCTTGATACGTGGGTTAGCCACCATGTTATCATATTCAGCAGTAATGTCTACGTATGAAAATGGTTTTCCATATTCACGTTCAACATCAATTGGGCTGAATTGATAGAGTTTTTCATTTTTACGAGCCATTTCATAGAATTTGTCAGTTACAACAAGTCCCAATGATAAAGTCTTCACACGAATCTTTTCATCAGCATTTTCTTTTTTGGTTGATAAAAAGGCCATGATGTCTGGGTGGTGGACACTGAGATAAACGGCTCCGGCACCTTGACGTTGTCCTAATTGGTTAGCATACGAGAAACTGTCTTCCAACAATTTCATAACGGGGATAACGCCTGATGCAGCATTTTGTACACCCTTAATAGGAGCACCAGCTTCACGTAAGTTTGAAAGACTAAGGCCAACACCACCACCAAGTTTTGATAACTGTAAGGCGGAGTTGATTCCACGTCCAATACTGTTCATATCATCTGTGATGTCTAAAAGGAAACATGAAATGAGTCCCCCAGCACGAGCACGTCCAGCTGACAGAAATGATGGTGTTGCTGGTTGATAACGTTGAGTAATCATTTCTTCAGCTAAGTGCTGTGCAAGTGTTTCATCACCATTACCAAAGTACAAGGCATTGTTCCAAATACGGTCTTCAATGTTTTCCAAATAATAATTCAAATCATCAGTCTTCAAGGCGTATTGTTGATAGAACTTATAGGCTGCCATAAAGGAGCCAAATTTGAAATTCTGTTCATATAGCCATTTATGAAGATTTTCCATGAATTCAAATGAATATTTATCCAACATAGTCGTATCGATATAATCATGTTCGATTAGATAATCAATACGGTCTTTGAATGTGTCAAACTTTACATAATGTGGTTCAACATTTTCTTTCATGAATGCTTCAAGAGCATCTTGGTCTTTTTGAAGAGGAATAACCCCATTAATTGGTCGATTGATTTCATTGTTCAATCGAAAATATGTTACGTTGTCTAAATCTTTTAACATGTATCCCTTTCGTAGAATTTATTTGCATAATTCTATTATACATCATAAATAATGTTTTGTAAAGTGCTTTGGTGATGAAAAAGCAACTAGTCAGAAACTAGTTACTCACCATAGCTCTAATACATTTAATTGTTTGTTGTACAGCATAAACCAATGACAACTCATAATGGTCAACAGCTTCCATACCCATATCACGAGCATTGCGATACTTGTTTACTCGACCGTCATAATATCCATTTGGATTACCAATGAAGATGACATTGTTAATAGCGTCCCAAGTCGCTTTACGTCCATACATTTTTTCAATATGTGGTACAAATGATTCGGGAATCACTTCACCCACTAAATCAAGCATTGCTTCTTCTTCTGATTCATATTGTTTTGGCTCAAAAGGTTTCTTTGTTTCTCCAGCTTCTGTAATATGAACCAGTTCGTAACCATTTTCTTCGGTTTCTTGAAGATAATCAATCTCAAAAGACTCTAAAGAGTAGGTTACATTGTTAACTGCTTGCGGTTTGCTCATAATTTGGACTCCCATTTAATTCTTGTAATTTTTGTTCAAATGAGGTATCTTCATAAACAACTTCTGGTCGAACGATAGTAATATTGTCTCTGACTTCTGTTCGTCGGATAATTGTTTCTAAAGGTAACTCAAAATGATAATAGACAACGCCAGAGTCATAAATCGTAAATGTACGATTTTCTTGAGTGTATTTGATTCCATTTGGTACAAGTGTTTGTTCATAACCTGTAGCCTCTAAACGGTTTTCAAGCACTTCTTTTTGTTGCTCTGACATGAACTTGTGTTCATCTAATCCGTCAATCACATTAAAAGCATGTCTGTTTAACATCTTTGTGATTTCCGTTTTGTCCTCGTGGGTCATTGCACCACAGTATGTGACGTTTGCATCAGCTCGAATTGGAATAACTCGGACATTACCAGTTTCAGCATACGTTGTGATTGGTTTGTCACTGTATTGAGGTGTCATTGAGTTATCTTTCAATTGATATTGATAAAAATCATCATGTTCACCGCCATATGACGATGTTAATGGAATATAGGTTAATTCATCTTCAGTTACAGAAATAACCATTACAGGTCTGAACTTATAAGTCATACCCATAGAATCACGTACCTTATAACCACGCACATCATATACAGAATATCCATTGTAATATTCAGGCATGTTTTCTTCAAATGGGGCCCGAATTTGAACAACATCTCCATATTCTAATGTGTTGTAAGGTACTTTGACTTTTGTTTGAGTGTTTTCCATATATTAACCTGCAGTTTCCTGCTTATGTCCTTTCATCTGATTCGATGCTATCATCATTATAACATCACTTTTACGGTTTGTCAACTTTAATGACTTGAGGAGACTAGTTTGTCTCCTCAGCCTTTTGGGGTAACACCAGTACCACTTTTATGTGAACATCATCTTTGATGTCACTGTTTTTATATTTAGTTCTAGTTTCGATTAACTTAAACGTGGGTTCTGTGACTGTTGAACTTTCACGAACCTCTTCAATTTCGTATTCTGTTTCTTTATCGTCATGAAGTATAATTTTACCACCTTTATAGGCGTCTGTTGCTGTCTTGATAAGACCTTTTGTATGACTCACAACTAAAGCGTTGTATTGAGTCAACTCAAATTCTGTCGTGTTGTTTTTGACGATGTCAACATCTGTCATTTTATAAGTCTGTACAACTTTAGGGCCAACAGTTTCTGTTTCTGGAAACATGTTATCAGCAAATGGATGTAGGAGTAAAAAAATAATCCCAATGACAATAATAGCGTAGCCATCAATGATGTCATCTCCATACATACGTATATGATATCTGTGGCGGTCTGATGATTGGTAAATAGCTGTACCAATACCTACAATGATGATAACGATACCTAATATTAACATAGCTGATTTCATTACTTGATTTCTCCCAGTTCTGTTGGTATTACAAGAACAATGGTTGTTTCAATATTGTCTTTCATGTGTGGATGATGATATACTGTTTTCTTTTCAATGATTTGAAAAACAGGTTCTTTTACCGATTTAGATTCACGTACTTCATCAATTTTATAAGATTTTTGAGTCTTATTATCAATAATCGTACCACCTTTATAGGCTTGTGTCGCCAAATTTAAACGACCCTGTGTGTGTTTCCATACGCCAAGGTTTTCTTCAGTGATATCAAAAGAAACAGAAGATTTCTTAGAAATATCCACATCGTTTAAAGTATATGTTTTTACAACCTTTGGTGTAAGTTCTTGCGCTGGATGTGTCACCAAGGCATGAATTCCATAAATTAATGATGGTAATGTGATAACCAGTACAATAAAAGTCATGAAACGACCGTGTGGTATCTGTTCAGCTGATATGACAGTGGTGTGAGCATATACAGCGAAATATGCAAACAAGACAACTGTTGCTGTTGTTGCATGAAGTGTTGGATTTAGTATGTCCATAGTTTCTCCTTTATAACGGTCTGTACATGAGTAAAGCTAGTCCCATTAATGTAAAGACCATTGAAAATGGCAAGACTGCTTCTGTTGATAATTCATCTTTTAATTGATATGCAACCATACCAACAATAATGAAAAATGCTCCAAATAATTGCAACATGCACTATTAACTCCTGTCATAAAATTTCGGGTACTCCCGGAAAAAAAACAAACCCTGTCAAAGAGTTCCTAAAAAAGAGTATGAGGAAAATCCCCATACTCTTAGCGATGATTCTTAAATGTCCGGTTCATGCCATCGCTCAAACCGTCTGTTGCTGCAAGTCCCATCATGATTCCGAATGGAATTGCTAGGACGAAAAATACACCAGTAACAAGGAGTACAACAGTAATGATTGCTGTAAATACCCACTTAAGAATCTTAAAAATTGTTTTCATAATTATTTCACCTTTGTTTTCAGATTGATTACCTCTTATTGAGGCTTTTTATCAATTTTCGGTTTTGGTGGTTTCAATTTAATATGGTTGAAGACGAATCTTCAACGATGCTACTCTACATTTACATCTTCGGTTGACTTATCGAACCTGAAATCTTTGAACACAGGGAACCTTAATGATTTGTTCCCAAAACGGTCTTGACTTTGTTCAAAATATTGAATTTCGATAATACACCCGATATATTTATCTTGATTTTCCCAAATTTCTTTGCGGAGTTCTTCTGTCAGTCCGCTACCGACTTGGACAATGTTGTCATCGTCCAGTTTAACATTGATAGATTGTAACACACCAGCAAATTTACCATCGATGGCTTGATTAAAACCAACAATTTCTAAATCTGCTGTATGCATTTTTTTAACCTTCAACAATTCTGTTGAACGTTTGGTACGATAGTACCCTTCAGCGTAGTTTAACATGACACCTTCCCAACCATGCTCAGTCGCATGATTAGACCATTCAGCAATTTTGTCTTTTGTGACAATAGCTAAAACAGGTACCACTTCAACCCATTGAGTTGATTGTAATGTATCCAACACTTGTCTACGCTCGGTATAGGTGTTGGTTGACATATCAGAGTAATAAAACTCTTGCAATGGTACAATATCAAATAAATGATATCGTATATTTTTCTTTTCCCCGTCTTTACGCAACACTTTAGATGTTTCACGGAATAATACATCTGACGCTAAATCTTTATCTAGTAATAATTCACCATCAAAAACTAATCCTTGGGGGTGTTTTACATCTAAGTCATTGATTTGGACAAACTCTTTTACAGAAGAACAAAGGTCATCCAGACCTTCAATACGTTGTCCCTTTCGACTGAAAACTGTGACTTTTTCGTTTTCGTAAGTAATGATACCACGGAAACCATCAAGTTTTTGTGTTACATAGAACAAATCGTCATCACCGTAGCGGTCAATTTGACGAGTGGTTGATGTTGCTGTAATCGCTTTATCATAAGGAAATGCCAGCTGCACCTCAAATACAGGAATCAAGTTATCCTTAATGGCCGTATTGATACTTTTTGCAGACACACCTAAAACTAGTGTTTTTGACACCAGTTGTGATAATATCTCTTTTGCTTCATCATCATGTGTGCTTAAATAACCTTGCACAACACTTAAGACCTCATCTGAACCTGTGTTATTGTCAATTAGATAATCAAGCAATTCTTTTAGGTCAGTGATTTGTCTATTGGGTGTCACGTCACGAGACATCTTTTTGGTAGACAAACCAGTGACAATAAATGGATTATATAAAAAGTATAGAACATCCATAAATAAAGGGTTTGTCTGATATTTCTGAATAATTTCAGTTTTTGCCTTTTTAGATGACTCATCACGTAACTCTTTTAAAGAACTGATTAATTCGTTCATTTAGTGATGACCTCATATTCGTTTACAACAGCACCCGGACGAGCAGGCATCAACACTTCAGAAGATAAGAGGTTATGTTTAAACATGAGAAAAACACGTGTTTCTTCTGTCGCTGTTGTTTCAAAATATTCAAAACGACTAACATTTGGTGACATTACTTTAATGTGTTCATCATGAAATGATTGGTCTGTGTAGTTATCAATCAGAGTTGCTACAGCATTTTGAATGATTTGTCTTGCCCCTGAAATATCATTGATATTTTCAATTGGGTGTGTGGTTGTTGTATGTTTCAAATATACTGTTACTTTATCTGCAACAGCGTTTGCGTTTTCTAACATGTCTTCCACATCTGATTCGTCCATAGTGATTTGGCAGTATGGCAAGATGTGTTGACGTTCTAATTCATTACCGTATTCATCGTATAAAACGTAATCACGTGACATCCGGAAATTAATGTCAAGATTTTTTAGTACGTGATAGTGCATTTGTTGATTCTCCATTCGTAGTTCTTAATTCAATTTTCTTCAATTCTTTTACCCCATAAGCGGTTGTTCGGAAACCACTTTCATCTGTCCGGCGACGGTATTTACATACTTTCGCAGTGCATGTCAGTAAATCGTATTGCTTCTTACCAAATAACTTTTTGACTGAAGCAGGCATTGAATCTTTTGAAAGAAAAATATTCAAATGGTCAATCGGTTCAGGAATTTGGTCAATGTGCACATCTTTCAAGGTCACCTGATATTGGACAACCTTGCGGCGTTTGTGGCCGTGTATGTCTACAATCGTACCCGTTAATCGAATACGCTTGTCTAAAAGTTTAGCCAACTGGTCTCTTGAGTCTTTTGAGAGTGTTGTTTTCATACATCTTGTTTTCTCCATTCATTTTCGTAATAAGAAGTCTCATAAAGCTGCATAAATATTCATGCCTTTAATAGGGTCTGGGACAAAGTCCCATTTACTCTTGTGTATACAAGATGTCCATAAATATTCATAAAGTGAACAGGGTTTGGGACAAAGTCCCATTTTATTCGTATGTATATACGAAGATATGCAGAATAATGAATATTCGTAAATATTCATGAATTAAATAGGGTGTGGGACTTTGTCCCATTATGGTCTTGTGTATACAAGACATTCATAAATATTCATGA